TCAGCACGTCGTCGCCGAACCCGATCACGGCGCCCTGCGCAAACCAGGTGTCGCCGTCGCCGTCCGGGCCGACCACGGTGAAGTCCATCGGCTCGGCCATCATCGGCCCCCGGTCGGCGGCGGCCCGTACGTGCTGGGCGTGACCATGATCGCGGGCTGCGGCGGCTGGCTGGCCAGCCAGCCCGTGCACAGCGTGAACGTGACCGCGGCCGCGGCGATCGCGACCAGCAGCGCCGCGGTGGTGATCACAGCCCGGCGGGCGCGCGGCGGCGCCCCGGGCGGGTTGACGTAATGCGCCTCGACCGGCACATATTCGGGACGATGATGGGTCATGTCCTGCCTTCCTGGGAGGGGATCGAATCGGCCGCCGCGGTCCGGGTTCGGGTCGGCGAGGTGCTCGGCGAGCGACACCCGGCCGGCCGCCCCCGCGGGGTACATGCCGACGATGCCGACGCCGTTGCGAGCGACGTATTCCGCGGTGTGCCGCCCGTCCGGCTGGCCCGCCCGGCCGCCCGGCGCCCGGAACAGCTGTCCGGGCGCCCGGTGCTCACCGCTCACAGCGGCGTACGGCCGTGGTGCGTCTGCACGACGTGGGTGATCTCGACCCCGTGCAGGACCTTCACGGCGATGGGCAGCCGGGCCCACATCGAGGTGTCACCGCGGTCGAGCTCGATCTCCTGAGCGTCGGCGTACCGCTCGACGTAGGCAACCCGGCCGGCATCCTCGCGCGGCTCGTGCTGGTGGAAAGTGCCCGTGACCGTGCTCGGCGCGGGGATTTCGGGGTGCTCGGCTAGGAAGTCGGCGTAGGCGTGGACCGCGGCGATGATCTGCGCGCGGCCCGGGATGCGCTGCTCGAGCTCCCGCGCTGCGGCGTCATGCCTTGCTTCGTCGTGGGCCATGCCGATGCGCCTGCGGCGCTCCGGGCTCCGGACGGCCTCTTCGGTAGTCAGGTCTACGGGACGGTCTCTCATTTCGGCGTGCGTCATGCCGACCAGGTTGACACATCGTCCGGTCGACCGCAAGATGTGCGTATGCAAGCAACACTTGATCTACCCAACCCGGACGCATGGTGCGACGCGAAACAGACCGCGGCGATGCTCGGGGTGTCCCGGGCCACGCTCTACGACATGGTGGCCCGCGGCTCGCTCGGCGACTACAAGATCGGCAACATCCGCGTGTTCTGGCGCGCCGAGGTGATCCGGCTACGGGAGGCACGCGCGGTGGTGGCCGGCCGTGCCTAGACAGTTCGGCAAGCGCGACCAACGCTCGCTCGGCTGGCCGGTGTGCGGCGACTGCAGCAACCGGCACGACCCGGCCGCCGGCTGCACCCGACCGCGGGTGTGGCTGGTCGCCACCATCTGCGAGCACTGCACCGCGACCCGGTACTGCCGGTCGCACAACGCACATGTTCGCTGAGAGCGTAAAACGCGAAACGCTCGGCCGGGGCCTTGCAAACCCGGGGCCGAGCGTTCACGATGACAGCGCCAAAACAAATCCAGGTGTCAGGCTACCGGACAAACTGTCTGCCGCCCGCATCGCCGTAGATCATCCTCATATGGCGAAAAACGGACTTGCAATCCGTTGGGCGCGAAACGCGGAGCAGGCTTATCAACCGCGTGATCGCTGGGAAGCGAACGCACAACGTCCCTTTGCCGCGCGTCCCTGTGAATGCACGAATCACGCGTATTGGAGTCGGCGGCCGAGCACGTGTTGCGCACCTCGCGAGGGGTGCAGCGGAACACGTCAGGCCCAACGTGCACCGCGCAGAGCGGTCCGCGCCGGAAGGCTCCGCACCCTGGCCGCGATTTGCGACCAAGCCACGGCCAGGGTGCGGCCGGCGCGGTGAGAGCCGCCGACATACCCCGCCCTGGCTCGTCAGTAATGCGACGTGCGTGGGCTCTGCGTACGTCCGGACTGCCCGACCGTCGAGAGCTCTCACCACCCCTGCCGGACCACCGCTGCGTGCGGAAATTGGTCTTGCAGGGGTGGGGTGCACCATCCACCAACCGCTCCCATCGAGAGGTGATCAAATGCCCGATTCAACCCTGTACATGCTGCTCGCAGAGCGGACCAAACGCGCGGTAATCGACCACAACTGGATCTTGGCTCGTGCGCTGGCTGGCGCCCTGGCTGAGCTGGACATGACCAACGCCGTGCAGCAGGGCGCGCAGGTGGCCTGGAATCAGAGCGCGCATGAGCTGCCGATCCTGGACAGCACGCCTGAGGCGGAGGCGGCCCGGACCGAGGTGCTGAACTCGAGCGCGCTGCGCGCCTCGCCGATGATGGCGCCGTGCGGGATGCCGTTCTCGCGCAGCGGCAAGCTGGTGACGACCAGGTGCAGCCGGGAGCGCGGTCACGACGGGGCGCACCGCTCATGAAGCTGATCAGCGACGGCACCGAGCCAGGGATCCGCGCCGCCGTGGCCTGGCTCGAGCGGCACGGCATCCGGCGGCCCGGACTGCCCACACTGAGTACATGAGCGCAGGGTGGGCAGCAGGCAGCACGAGAGCGTGGCGGCGGCGCCGCGCTCTCGTGCTGCAGCGCGATGGCCACGCCTGTCAGCTCAAGATCGAGGGCACGTGCGTCGGGCAATCCGACCCGATGCACGTGCACCACATGCACGGCAAGACCGGGTGCCACGGCTGCAAGACCGACCAGCCCGACCATCTACAGGCAGCGTGCGCCCCGTGCAACCTGCATCTGGGCGACCCGAGCGGCACGGCCGATCCGCCGGCCGTGCCCGTGACAAGGTGGTGAGCATGATTAAGCTCGACGGTGAGCCGACCGAGCGCAGGCCCTGGCTCTGCCGGCAGGGCTTCCACTCCTGGGGTGCGTCCACACCCAACGCGCTCGGCCACTGGGAGACGCGGTGCAAGCGCACCCGCTGCCGCGCCCTGCTCTGCTACTCGCTGAAGCCGTTCAAACGATGACCCGCGCCTGCCCCGAGTGCGGCGAGATCTGGCCCTGCAGCGCGTGGCGAATGCACGAGCCACCCGAGCAGGCAGACGGCTACTGCGACGCAACGCACGAGGTGCCCGGATCGGGCGGGACGTTGCACTGCCGCAAGGCAGAGGGGCACGCAGGCCCGCACGTTGACTACCACGGCGTGGACTTCCAGCGGTGAACGACTGCCCGAACTGTCCCGGACCTGGCGTCGCGCATCAGCACATCGCGACGGGCGGGCTCGAGGCGTTGGCCCGCGCGCAGGCCGCGTTTTTTCCCGGCACAGGAGGTGGGCGGACACCCGCGCCCTGTTTTTCTCTCCCCCCGGACCGATCCACGCCGATTTTCACGGACCCGTCACGACCTGTAGCGATCGACTCTGATCGATCCCAGCTCGAGCAACAGCCGGCCGCCGCGGACCCGGTGCCCCGAAATTCGGCCGGCCGCGGGTGACCGTCGCCGACCCGTCGCTCCCGCCGGCGCCCGCGACGGAACGCCAATGCCGCTGGTGCTCCGGTCCGATCCCCGCCCGGGCGCGACGCGACGCCTTGACCTGCTCGCAGTCGTGCCGACAGGCCCGGCATCGCGTCACCCGCTACGCGTCGCGTGGGCCCGCGGCCGCGGCGCACGACGCGTCGCCTGGATCCACGCGACGGCTGGCGTACGCCGACCCGCCGTACCCCGGGAACGCGCATCTGTACCGCGGGCACCCGGACTACGCGGGCGAGGTGGATCACGCCGCGCTGCTGTCGCGGCTGGCCACCTACGACGGATGGGCGCTGTCGACGTCCGCGCGGGCGTTGCCGGCCGTGCTGGCGCTAGCTGTCGCGCAAGGCCTGCCGGTACGCGTCGCGGCGTGGATCCGTGGCGCCCGGCCGCACGCGACGGCTAGGAACGCGGTCAACGCCTGGGAGCCGGTGATCTACGTACCCGTCGCGTTCCGCCGCGGTGCCGGCGCGGCGCGACGCGTCGACGTCTTGCAGCACGGCGTGTCCGCCATGATCACGCTGCCGTCGCGGGTGATCGGTGCGAAGCCGGCCGCGTTCTGTCGCTGGATCTTCGACCTGGTCGGCGCGACGGCTGGCGACACCCTGGACGACCTGTACCCCGGTTCCGGCATCGTCGGGCAGGCGTGGCGCGCGTATGTGTCACCTCGAGCTGGGCGCGACGGGTGACCATCGGCGGTGATCTCCGGCAGTCGCTGGAGACCACACCGGTGCTCCCCCGCGACCGGGCGACGATCGCGCTCGCCAAGCGGTACGCCGACGCCCTAGACGACTGTTTCGACGATCTGTTGAACGGTGAGGCAGCCGAGGACGGGGCGGAACACGCGCGCAAGATCCTGGAGATTGCGCGCGTGGGCGCGCGCCTCGAGGCGATGCTTGACCGGTTGGGCATGTCGCCGTCGGCGCGGCCCGCGGTGACCGGGAGCGGGGGTGAGACGGTTGTCGACCCTGCGACTGCTGAGCTCGAGCGACTCCGAGCCGACGCCGCTGCAGGCGCCCCTACCACTGGGCTCGATTACGCCGCGGCTGTGGACCCGGCCGTTACGGCGGCTGACACCGAGGACTAGCTACGGCTACGCGGTGATCCACTTCGCCGCGGTGATCCTCGGCCAGCCACTCGACCCGTGGCAGCAGTGGCTGGTGATCCACCTCGGCGAGATGCTCGCCGACGGCCGGCCGCGGTTCCGACAGGTCCTGGTGATCGTGGCCAGGCAGAACGGCAAGACCCACCTCTGCAAGGTGCTCGCCCTGTTCTGGCTGTTCATCGAGCGGTGGCCGCTGGTGTTCGGGACGAGCACGAACCTCGAGCAGGCGAAGGAAGCGTGGGAGGCCGCGGTCGAACTCGCCGAAGCGACGCCTGTCCTGGTTGCGCTCATGCCGCGGTTCCCGAAGCACAAGCGGATCGGCAACGGCCAGCAGGTGGTCGCGACCGTCGACCGCTGCCGGTACAAGATCGGCGCCGCCGACCGCAAGGGCGGGCGCGGCAAGAGCATCGACCGGGCGATCGGCGACGAGCTCCGTGAGCAACACACGTGGGAGGCGTACCACGCCGCGTACAACGCCATGAATGCGCGCCCGCGCGCGCAGGTTGTCTACATCACGAACATGGGCGACGCCCGCTCGGTGGTGCTCAACTCGTTGCGCGCCGACGCGATCGCGAGCCTGGCGCTCGAGCGCCCGGTCGGCATCTTCGAGTGGTCGGCGGCGCCCGGCACGCACCCGATGGACACCGCCGGCCACGCCGCGGCCAACCCGCAGTACGGGCGGCGCATGGACCCGGAGACGATCATCGCGGCGGCCCGGCGGGTGGCCAAGCCCGGCGCCGACCCGGAGGAACTGACCGGGTTCCTGACGGAGATCATGTGCATGGCGGTCGACCAGCTGGACCCGGCGATCAGCCCGGCCGGCTGGAAAGGCTGCCGCGACCCGGGACCGCTGGACCTGGACGAGCGGACCCGGCTGGCCGCGTGCATCGACGTGTCCCCCGACCAGCAACACGCCACCCTCACGGCGGCGGCCATGATGGCCGACGGGCGGACCCGGGTGGAAGCGGTCCGCTCGTGGGATGGCCCGGACGCCCTGGCCCGGTGCCTGGCCGACCTGCCCGGCTGGATCACCCGCGTACGCCCGAAGGTGTTCGGCTGGTTTCCGGGAGGCCCCGCGGCGACGTTGGACGCCACGCTGCGGGACCGGCGGGCCAAGGGCGGCCGGGCAGCGTGGCCACCGCGCGGCGTCACCGTGAAGGAGCTGCAGGCGGCCGAGGTGCCCGCGGTGGTGATGGGGCTCGCCGAGCGGGTGTCGGCGGTGATGATCGCGCACTCCGGGCAAGACCTGCTCGACGCCCAGGCCGAGGGCGCCGAGAAACTGTGGACCGGTGACCGGTGGGTGTTCACCCGCCGCGGCGCCGGGCACGTCGACGCGATGTACGCGGCGGCCGGGGCGGTGCATCTGGCCCGGACCATGCCGACCCCGCGGAAGGTGGTCCGGACTGTCCGCACCGGCGTGAGCGGATAATCTGTCCGATCGTCGTACACTCCCGATCATGGGATGGGTGCGCACAGCAGTGCAGGTCATGCGGGATCTCGTCACCCCGCCACGGATGATCACCCTCGACCTCGAGCCGACGCACACCTTCGACACCGCCCCGCGCCCAGTCGACATGGTGCTGGCCGCGATGAAGAACGGGGAGATGACCGTCGTCTCCCGCGAGGCGGCCCTCTCGGTGGCGGCGGTGCAACGCGGCCGCAACGAAATCTGCTCGATCTCCACGCTGCCGCTGCGTCTGTACCGCGGGCCTGCGGTGGTCGACTCGGCCCTATTTCGGCAGTTCGACCCGGACGTGCCGAACGTGGTGCACATGGCCATGACGATCGAAGACTTGGCGTTCGAGCACATCGCCTGGTGGCAGGTCACCGGCCAAGATTTCGACAACTACCCGGCCAGCGTGCGGCGCATCGACCCGCGGAAGGTGTCGCTGACCAAGCCCGGCCGGTCGCCGAACACGAACCTGCCCGGCATCCCGCCGCTGGACCGCACCGGCGTGGCCGCCGAGGACAAGCGGTACGTGTGGATCGACCACTGCGACGGCAAGGGTTGGCAGCCGTTCCCGTCGGCGTTGATGATCCGCTTCGACAGCCCGAACCCGGGCATCCTGGCAGCCAACGCGCGGGCCATCCGGATCGCGATCAAACTGGACCGGCTGACCGAGATGTACGCCGAGAACCCGGCGCTGCGCGAGTTCTTCACCGACAATCCGGCCTCCGACGTTGACCCGCTCGACGACGACGAGGTGGACCTGTTCCTAGCCGAGTACGGGGCGATGCGCCAGTACCGGCCGTTCGGCTGGATCCCGTCGACGGTGCAGCGCTCCGACGTGACGTCGCCGTCGCCGAAAGACTTGACCCTGTCCGAGCTGCAGTCGCAGGTGACGATCGCGATCGCGAACGGGCTCGGCGTCGACCCGGAGGACCTGGGGGTGTCCACCACGTCGCGCACCTATCAGAACGAGGACGCGCGCCGCCGGGACAAGATCAACCGGATGTACGCGCCGTACATGTCCGCGCTCACCGATCGCCTGGCGATGGGCGATGTGACCCGGCGCGGCTACGCACCCCGGTTCGACCTGTCCGACTACCTCAAACCCGACCCGGTC